GACCGTCAACGAAATAGGGGCGTACTTTTCCTTGTGATGCTTTTATGTTCTTCTGCCAAGGCCATCTAAACATAGGCTAATCTCAGGAAAGTTAATCGTTACTTCCCTTAATAGCCACATTTTGACAACTTGTCAAGTACTTTTTGTCAAAAATGTCAGATTGTCTAAAATAATTGCCAGAATGGCAAATGGTGGGTAGTAAAAAAGCCCCGTTAAGGGGGCTTGGTTAGCATTATGGTGGTTGCGGGTCAACAACATTTAAGTGCGCTTAGAACGTTGAAAGTCAGGGTATCCTCGCGATCATCCAACCCAACAGCATGCTTTGATTGCGTGCTCTGTCTGCCTAACAACTTCTGAAGCGCTTCTTTCTCATCACCTGATAACGTCAGCTCATAATCAGGTTTGTTCAAAACTTTAATCTCTGCCATAACAATTCCCCCATCTGGTTAGTGTTTAAAATGTGTGGCTGGCAGTACGTCACTCTCTGCTCTTTTCATTGCTGCGTGTCTCCGATTCTCCACGCCGCAACCACACACATCATGTATAGCATATTTTCACGGGTTGTCAAAACTAAACTTTGGCATCTATAAATTCAGCTACCGTATATGCTTCTCTACCTTTTTGTATTTCGTTCAATATAATGTAATAAATAAAAGTTGGCCCACCACACTTAGAAACAAAGTTACCCCCAACGAATGTGCCGTACCGTGTAATTTTCTGCGGGTTTAGCTTCTTAACCAAATAGCCATGCACGCTGCTTATCTTGAAACTAAATCCGTTCATGGTTGCTCCTTGCCTGTTCCACCACAGCTTTCACATTCTGCCATTTGCGTGAAATCTTCTTCTTCTAAAATTGGATATTGCCCCGTGCCGTTGCATTCGCTACATTTCACAAGCGATGCCGGTATCATCAGCCCTGGACTTGCGCCGTCCTCAATCATGGGTTGCTCCTGTCAATCACGCTGAATTTCAATATCAAATTTATGTGTAATGTCTTTCATGGTTTTGGCGTTCAAGATACGATAGCTTCTGTCAAACGCTACAGAGAATTGAACATATCTATCACGCCTACCACGCACGCTAGTTTTTCGGTTTACGGTTGATCTTTGCCCGTCTATCGTAACTATCCACGCCATACCCGCCCCCTTAAAAAACTTTGAATTCACTCTTTTTGCTCAATTCCGTTAATGCCCAAACAGACCAATCAACACGGTTTGGAGATTTGCCGTTTGCAAGGCCGGTGACGGGATCGAAATCAAGCTGCTCATCTTCCAGTTTTCCAAGTCCAGGATTGTGCCGAACATAGCCCTGTGCGTATAGTGCTGCAATCGGTTCGGCTCTGGTTACCTTCCCCTTCGATGCGTGAACACCTATAATTCTACCCTTAAACCCTGCGTTGCGCAATGTATCTTTTGCCATATCGCCGCCCTGATTAGTTTCAATTACAATTGCATCAGCGTCAAGCGCGTCATACAGGTATATTGCGGCATCGGCCCACTGTTTCGGCGTTCCCTTGCGCGTCACATCTTGCTCTACTGTGTATTTATCCTTTCCGTGACTACTAGCCGCACCAACACCATGTTCATCAGATGTCTTTGAATTTGAAGCCGCCGGATCAACCGCAACCACCGTTCTTCTTTTGGGTTCCTTAAATGGCTCCCCGTGTGCCTTCTTAATATCGCTTTCCTGCCACACCATCTGCTCTTCATCGCGCCGGGGCGGTCTTTGCATGTACTGACACTTAAATTTGCGCCGGTGCGATTCTAGGGCAACCCTGTGCTCCTCATTGTGCTTATAAGGCCACAACCATCCGGGTTCAAGCCCGTGTTTGATTTCAATTCCGTGCGTGTTCTCCTCTGGGTATTGATAGTCTTTTTCAATGAATACAGGGAAGTCTAAATGATGCCACATTTCACCACTGCCGCCCCTAAGAAGATACCCGGCAAGATCGTTGTATGCTATGCGTTGCATATCAAGAATTATTGGAACGGTTTCAATCGCAAGCCTGCTTGAGATGGTTTCATTGAACCGATTATTTATGCTTTCTATTGCAAGCGCATAATGTGCATCATCAGGCTTTACGGGGTCGTCAATTAAAAGAGCGCCGGTAAATCTATCGTTTTCCATATGACCGGCCCTGAATCCCGTTACCTGCCCGCCAGCAGGCGCAGCACGCACGCCACCCCCCTGCTTTGTCCACCAGATAGACTTTGAGTCGGCATCTTCTTTTGTTTCAATAGTCCACATTTCCCGATATTCTGGGCTTTTGACTATTTCTCTTGCAGCCGATGAATTTTGAAGCGCAAGACTGTCAGCATAGGAAAGATGCAGAAACCTGTTGCGCGGATCTATTGCGAGACCCCTTGCAATGTAGTGGATAACGACCTGCTCTGTTTTTGTATATCCAGGTGGTTCCGTGATAATCAGGCGGGAAATAAAATCAGGGTGGTCCGGGGAAAGCATCGTTCTGTCAAGTGCGGCCTGCACAATATGGTGATGCCTTCCAAGGATCATCATTGTGCCAAGACGCTGCTTAAAGAAATAGCGGGTGAAATACATACCGTCTACTTCACATTCGTGCTTTCTGCTTGCTTTTACAACTTCAGGATTAACAGTCATCTTCTTTTAGCATTTGCTCTCTTGCTTTAATTAAATCATCTTTCCCGATGTTGATATTTACAACGGTGCTCGGATCTGTTTTTTTATCTGAGCTTTTTTCAAGGCCCGTAATTCTCGCCTTGCCATCAATAGCCTTTATTGCCGCCATAGGTTGATTGAGGGTGTTTGATAGTTTCCTTGCTTCTTCATACTCTCCAACAAGACTATCAACCGTTGTGTCATGCTTTTTCAGCGCCCGTTCCTGTAGCTCTTCTACCCTTGACTTTACCTTGACCACAGAAAATAGTTGGCTTGCCTTTTCATTTACTGATTTTGCAGTAAAGTTCTTTGTCGAATATGCGTGCCTGTAAGCATCGCTTTTATTGCCATGCTCGACAAAATGCTGTGCCGCCTTTTCCTGCTTTTGCGTTAGTGCTTTTTTATTAGCCATCATGCCACCTCATTTCTTTATACAATCCCATATCGTTACAGCGCATTTGACCACAAGAACAGCGCAGAGTATATTAACCGCAAAATTTAAATTGTTTATTGCTTCATGGAGTTCAGTCATGGTCTTTCGCCTTCATTACATATTCAACGCCCTGCTTTTCGCACAGCACATCTTCTGTCATTATTTTTATCCTGGATTCAACATCTTCATCATGTTCCGCATCCTCTTTTATTCCTTCAAAAAAAGAATTTAATTGCGGGTCGCTTGAAAACCAACCATCATAATTTGACTTCGCAATCCCAACCGCTTTATTTGTTATTGGGTCATATAAAAACAATCTATTGTTAGCCATAATGCTATCCTTCCATAAACTCCATTGAGATTTTCATTTCTTCTGCCACCACACCGGACATTTCAGCAAGCAACGACAACGCCCGGCTGTGATTACCGTTCTCGTGCGACACGTCTGCCATACTGCCCAAAGCATTCCACTTGCTTTTCAGGTGTTCCGCTTCTGCCAGTAGCTCCTTCTTGCGTGCTTCGGTCATGGGTTGGCCTCAGTCAAGTACTTCTATGGTTAGCTTTGTGCGCTTGCCTTCTATTTTAGGAATATAATTACCGTCTAAACACCAAGGGGCACAGTTCCCAGAACCGTCTACGCGCCACTCACACTCAACCTCGTACACTTCCGGCTCAACTTCCCAATCATCGGCAATGGCACTATCCACGGAAATACTGTGGCGCATTTTATGCCTACCCCAAATATGTTCACCTTCCCTCCGATACTTCCGACCCGTCTTATGTGCGTCTTGTAATGTCATAACTCCCCCTTTTCTGTTTGGTTTTTTTAATCCTGCCTGTCACATAATCTTTCAGCACCGATATTGTTTCAGTGAACCCCCTGCACACTACAGCGTGATAGCCTTCTGCGTTTAGGTATTCAATCTCTTCTTTTTGTTCTGGTGATACCGATCCTGTTGCGGTTTTCAGTTCAATCCACAACCCACAATAACCACCCCTGACGCAAGGCAATATTAAATCTGTAACGCCTTTTCGGTTTCCTGCCTTCTTAGCCTTGACAGCCTGCCCTATTGTAAGTTTTATCCCGTTAAGGGTTGAAAACAGCCTGCACAGCCCTTGCATAGTTGAATGCCTGGATTCAAGTTCAGCCCATTCAATAACCATGCACTGTATTTCGTATTCTTCCGATCTTGCCATTATTCCAAAACCCTCCAATTATAAAACGGTTTCCCGCACTTGACAACTTCATTTGGCGTGTGCCGCCCCTCGTCAGTATCAAAGGACAGGATGCAGGGATTGCCGCCGCATTCATTGCAGAAGAAAATCGTTGATACGCTGTCATCGTGCTTGATTCCCTCTGTTCCTGTCATGGGCATGGCTAGCCCTCCGTTGGGTTGTCGTTGCATTGTGGTTTATCAACCCACCTCGATGCTGTTGTTCTAGCGAAATCTTTATCATCTTTAGAAAAAAACGAGTTTTGTGAACCAAAATATGTTGAACAGTGCCACCCATCAGGCGTGGCTTTCTCGGCTAACGTCTGAATTTTATATTTGTTTCTGCTGTACCGTAACTCTTTTGGCACTTCAAACACAATCGGCATATTTTCAATCTTCTTGCCAACGTTTTGCAGTCCCCTAACTTCCATTTCACAATCACAATGTCCAAGTCCAGTTATGCACTCTGAAAATGCTTCTAAATCAATTTCAATTTCTAAAAATTCAATTCTTGCTTCTGAATCATTTACGAGGATAGATATTTTTTTTCGCCCATCGCCGTAAGACGGCCTCGATATTGACAGTTCTGCTTTATGTTTCATAACACCCCCTATAAAGTTGATTCCCGGCGTAGTTGCCGCTCACGTTTGCGCTCTTGCTCAAAATCAGCATGCTCTCTTTTCGTTATCAGCTTTACAATGTTCTCAACAATGTGCTTACCACACACCATTTGCTCCGGTGTTGAATGCGGCTTGATATTATCGTGCGGGAATACCTCATTGTAAAACGGCTCGTTGATATATTCCGATGTCTTGCAAATATGACATCTTGCGGAATATTGATACATCACCCCGTTCTTCTCAATGAAGTAATCAATCATGCCTAAAGTATCGCAATAGGTGCAGCCGATCTTTTTGCTTTCAACCTTCCTTGTCAGGCATTGCTTGATAGAGCTTTCAATATTAACCTTGTTCATCTTTGTTGGCGGCTTATCTTCAAGCCTTTTAAACCCCGCACGAACTTCGTCTGTTGTGTATTTATGACCGAATTTTTTATAATATAATTCGGGGATTGACTTTCTAATACCAAAACCACATAGATCGTAAAGTTCTATCAACTCTTCTTCAAAAACTATTTGTGGCATTTTTAAGGGTTGCATTATATGAATTCCCTTCCGTCTGTTTTGACAACTACGTTCTTGTACCCATCACTGAAAGCCCTTATAAGTGTTTCTTCTTTACAAAGCCAAGGTAGTGACAGCGCCCATGTTCTAGCTTGCTTACCTAATGAGCGCCCCATTATAAGATCTGATTCTTTTAACTTGTCGATATATTTGCGCCATTTTTGTGGCGTGATACAATATTTTATTGAAAAATCATCTATGGCATGAAAAACAACACTGCTTATTGTTAAGCTGTCAAGTTTTATATCTGGAAGTTCCTTAATCATTTCTATTATAGATTCTAAAGAAATACTTTCAGTTTCATCTTCACTTTCATTTTCAGAGTTTGCTTGAGCGCTTGCTTTAACTTTTGCTTTAGCTAACTGAGTCTTTTTACCACCTGTAGATCCAGCAGAAGCACGCTTTAAAGAAATATCATTATCCTTAATCATTCGCTTTTGCAACAGCTTAGAGCCTTCTTGCTGTATGACATCATGTAAAAGAAGCTCTTGAATAGAGGATTCAATGACTTTCTCCTTATAGGGCATAAACAAATCAAGCTGCGAAGCAAAGTCTAAGCACGTTGGAACGTCATGCTTGACATTTTGCTTTAGCAAAAACACACCATATTCTTTTTGCTTATGAAGAATACAAAGTAGCCGGATATATACTCCGGTTGTTTCAGCAGAGCAAACCATTAGCTTTTCATCTGTCAAAAAGTCTTGGATGTAAAGCGGTAAATATGGTTGATCCCTGAGAGCCATTATTCTTCCCTCGCCAATTCCACGTTGCACCGCATTGCTGTTTCTTGTATGCGGTCTGGATAATCAAGCGCAAAAGACACATATCTTACACGGTAAGTTATTTTTTTAATACTAACAAGATCTCCGGCTATAAAACGAAATGATGTTTCTATTCTACCTACTGCCTTGTCGTGGTCATAAAATTCTATAATATCTTTAGCCATTATACTGCCCCAAAAAATGAAACGCCCCCACAGGCGAGACTCAGAAACCATGCACGAGGCAGGAGGGTTTTTGCACCTGTGGAGACGTAAATTGTTTGCATTGGAATAACCTCAGTACATATTAGTTTCTAAGTCTACTTAAAATAATAGCACATAATTATAAATAGTCAAGTTTTATTCTTCGGGTTTTGGTTCAAACACTGACCAACCATCGTTTTCTGAATCCCGCACAGAAAATTGTGGTTTTTCCTCAAACCAAGCATCAATCAATAGTAGGGTAGTCTCCGTATTAGATTTTACCACCTCACAATCGATACCTTTGATAAGTTGCCGCACTAACTCGCCCCGTGTTTTTGGTCTACAATAAAGCTTCATACCCCCATCCTTTCATAAAGTTAAAAGCGGCCTGCCAGCGGGTCTGGGTTCACACTGGCTTTTCGGTGCTTGGACACCGTGGCCGCTAAAGATTATCCCCATTGTTCTGCCATTGCACGAGCTATGCCTGGAAATGTTTTGCTTCGCTCTTTAGAACGTTCATCCGGACTTAATTTAAACGCATCTGAATACCATTTAGGCATTGTCTTCCCACTGCTTAACGTTACCTGTTCGCCTTTATCAACATGCGTAACATTGCTATCAAAAAGAGTTGGGTGTTCATTGTGATATAGCGGGTCAAGATTTTTCAACCAAAGGCACGTTTTTTTACTAAAGCTATCACCGAAATAATATGGTTGTATGATTTGATCTGGCTTGCGATACAGTCCCGACATTATCCCAACTGGATTTTCAATGGCAATCTTTTGAATATCACAATTTGTAAACCTCATAAAAAAATCAATTCCGGACTGTTGCCGGCCATCTTTTTTCTTTTCTTCAAACCAGGCAGCACCGCTAACACATAAATGAGTGCAGGGAGGAAATGCAATCATCATGTCCCACCCCTTATCAAGCTGTTCAAGCACATCACACTTTATATGCCAATCAGGATGCCCACCGCTGCACTCAATCACATCACACGAATACGCTTCATGCCCACGCTTGCGGAACTCTATACACACCGCCTGGCTTTCTTCACATGCTATAAGTATCTTCATCCCACCCCCTCAAGAAAAGTGTGCAGCCGTTTCAGTATCCCCACTGCGGCCTTTGTTGTCCTGTACCCTGTCAGCGCCATTGATAGCGCCTGCGGGTTCTCAGGGCTGTCAGGCGACATAAGAGCCGCCAGCTTATACCGTGGCGTTTTTGCATGCCCCTTGGCGGTCAATAGTTTAAGACATTTCTTGCGTAGCGTTTCTGGTTTCATACCTACTAGTGTACACATTATTACAGAGAAGTCAACCACTTATTTATTTTCATTTATTTTCAATTATCCCTTGACTTATTGTGCCACGCTGTGCTACATTGTAATTATGAAAAAGAGATATAGAAATGTTTTAACGGCAAACGAAAACATAAAGGGCGTGCTTGATGTTGACACTGTCAAGGGTTGCACTTGTGGGATTGCTAAATACCCCAAAGGTGGATGTTATGGCGAATGCTATGCCCTTAAAACAGCTAAGATATATGGGTTTGATTTTACAAAAAGTATTTCAAGAGAACCAAGCGTTATACATTTTATGCGCGTATTTTTGACGGTTGCCACACACCGCGCAAGCTGGTACAGGGTTGGAACTTTTGGAGATCCATCACATGACTGGGAAAACACTGTGCGGGTTTGCGAAATGCTAAAATATACTAAAAAAACACCCGTTATAATTACAAAACATTGGATTGAAATTTCAGAAAAACAGCTTTTAAGGCTTAAAAAAATAGGCGCTGTTTTTAATACATCGGTTTCAGCACTTGATACCGAAAAAGAAATAAAACATAGGACAAAACAAATAGAAAGGATTAAAGATTTTGGACTAAAAAGCATTTGCCGGGTTGTTACTTGTAATTTTACAAAGACAAATAAATCACAAGAATATTTATTATCATTGGGGCCGATAATAGACACGCCTTTAAGGGTGGGCAATAATAATAAACTGGTTTTGTCTGGTGAAATAATTGCAGAAAAAAATAAAAATGCAATAGGCGGCGGTAAAACATTATCAATGCACAATAAAAATATTTATGTAGGTCATTGCAAAAACTGCCCTGACCAATGCGGTATAAACCTATAATTTTTTAAAAGGGGGAAACATGGCACAGCAATCAATTTTTGCAGGCAGCGTAAAGTTTGAACACGTTGAAAGCGTAATAGGCTCAGGCTACGAGGAAGATGTTGCAAGGCTGGCAATTGAGGACGGTGTTGCGTATCGCGCAGCCCGCAAAAACATGCAAATTCATTCTGCAATTATCCTAAAAATGAACGATGAGTTTTCAGGGTTTATGACGTTCCAGGTTAACCACAATGCAAAAGAGTTTTGTCTTTTACAGTCTGCAATGGTGTTAGAGAAAAAAGACAAGGACATATATTCGGACATGGTTGGTGAAATAATAAAGCAAAACACGTTTGGATATCCAATGGTTATGACCGTAAGCACAAAGCACGACCTTGAATGCCCTAAGGTATTTGAAGCAATCGGCTTTCAAGTATATCTAATGTTAAGCGGTTTTGCATATATGGTTTATGGAACACTTGAGCAGGTAAGAATGAAACGGCTTGCACACGCAACCATGACAAACGCATGGACAACAACACGCTCAGACTGGTTGAAGATGAAAAAAGAGTGGAACGGTTTAATTGAAGCAGCCGGAGAAAAGCACAATATACCTAATCCTAAATTTGCATCAAGGGATGGATGCTGGCAGGGGTCAAATGGTTACTCAAATGTTGTGTTGACCAAACGTGTAATTGAGGACGGCAAAGTAAAAGAGAAGAAAGGGAAATCTTTTAACGGCAATGCGTCTGTTCTTGATCCGGTTGCATGTGAAGTAATTTTGCGGTTCTTTATGCCGTCAAATGGCAGTAGGATTTATAATCCGTTTGGCGGCGGTGTTCAGTTTGGTTTTGTGTCCGGCAGCTATGACTATGAATATATTGCAAGCGAAATAAGGCAGAACCAATGTGATGCAAATAATGAAATATGTAAAGATTTCAGGCATGCAAAGTGGGTAAAAAGCGATAGCTCAACGTATGAACCGCCCGGAGATTTTGATCTCTGTTTTTCTTGCCCACCTTATTATAAGGTAGAAAAATATGTAGATTATGAGGGTGTTATCCCTGAAGGCGAGTTAAACAACATACCAACATATGATGAGTTTCGAGACACGCTTTTTGCTGGTTACAAAAAGGCTATTGCGGCTCTTAACGATAATTGTTTCTTTGTCATAATGACCGGCGATTCAAGAGATAAAAACGGCGCTTATTATGGCTGTGAAGCCGAGCATGAATTGTTTTTCAAGGAACAGGGGCTACACATATATAATAAAATTGTTTATCTTGAGTGTGAGTTTACGCGGCTTGCGCACGCAAAGCGAACACTTGACTATAGGAAGTTTCCAAAGCGTGAACAAAAAATCTTAGTGTTTTATAAGGGCGACATGAAAAAGATAAAAGAACTTTATCCGCCTATTGGCAGACTGTAGGAACTTTCATTTATTTTCGCCCAGGGGGTTGACAACGTGCCACACTGTGCTACACTGTATATAAGTCAATGAATTCAACCCGAAAACAGAAAGGAGAACCATGAAAGCAAAGAAACCAGCAGTACATAGAACGGTGCGCATCCCGCACGATCTTAACGAGAAGATTGAGAAGCGCAGAAAAAAGGCAGGCTGTAAGTTTACTGATATGATCTTGTTTTTGTTGAACAAAGTGATTGACAAAAAATAGGAGGGGTTCTTGTGGAAATCAAAATTCAGCGCAAAGGGTACGTTCTTAGCATACAAATCGGTAGAAAAACTGATTGGTATTCTGATCTGAGTTTTATTCGTATTATAAAAGAAGAATATTCTAACTTGGAAGTTGTTTATGCTACTTCAATATTTGACGCTTTTAGGATAAAATAAGGAGGGTCACGCTATGGCATTCACAAAAGGCAGTCAGAACGACAGAATACTCCGCAAGTTACAGAATGGGCCGGTCACGAATAGCTATATGGCGCACTGTATGAACATTTTGAAATACACAAGCCGGATCTCACAGTTAAGGGCAAAAGGGTACGTTATTATAGGCCACGATTTAGGCGGTGGCCTGTGGAAATATGTGCTGATGAATAAAGCCAATGATAAAACGTAAGCCCGTCAGAACGTCCAAGCAGATGATTGAAAGTTCATATGTTTGGTGCGACAAGAAAAGCAATTACATGCCGAAGGGTGTTTGCGCAGTTTGTAAAAAGGGATGCGATAATTACACTGAATTTTTATACGGGGGAGTGATCAAATGACCATATCAGCACGAACATACTATTTAGTTATGGTACTGATTTTCGTTTCTGCGGTGTGGTGCATACTACATATTGACGATGTGCAGATGAAATACAGTGATTCTCAGCGGGTCGAGATTGGGCGGTTGCGCACGCAGACAGCGCAGATGTTTGCGGAAAGGGGTGGGATGTGAGCTGTTGGACTAAAGAAGAACTTGAAAACATGCTTGAAGATGTTGTAAATGAACTGAATCTATCTGATAAAATGACAGAGAAGCACGGGCCAATGGGTACGGCTCCAGCAGAGCTTGTAAGGCTGGTGCTTGAACAGAAGGACTTAACAATTAAAGCATTAAAACATGGTTTTATATCAATATAACAGTTTTGAGGAGCAGTCCGATGAAAAATAACAAAAAAATGATGTTCTGCATGATTTGTGGCTACTCGCAACTTGCCGCCGCAACTGATTTGCTCTGCTGCCGATGTTCCGGCCCGCTGGTACTCGCACCGCAAGAGCATGCGAAAGATTTTAAATATATAGGCGAATATTCCGGCGTAGAAGTACAGCGCAGGGATGATGCTGTAAACGAGAAACGTGAAAGACAAACAATTTAAAAAGGAGAATGGACATGAGTGAAAATGAAAAAGCACTACAAAAGGCAGAAGTTGTTTTACCGCAAAACCTTGAAGACTATGCAATGACTGCCGAAACGCTAATCAGGCAGGCAAATATTGTCAGAGAGGTTGTGGCTAAG